CCACTAACTTGATAGCCTTTATTTTGTGCTTTCTTTATAGAATCATTTCTATTATTTTCTGCGTTTTGTCTATTTTTAACAGAATTAAGATATTCACTTTCTCTTTTTGCAACTTTGTTATATAATTTTTTTCTTTTATTTTCCGACTTTGAAGAAGAAGCTTCATATTTTGCCCTGGCTTTAGAAAACTTATAATCAGCTTTCATTTCTCTACCCAAAGCTTTTACACGTGTAACCTCATAGGATCTCAATTGTTTTTGAGCAGATCTAGCACCTGAACTTTTTGCAAATCTACCACGAGCATCATGATTATGATTATAGTGTATTAATTCACAATCACCAAGTTGTCTAATTCTACCATCATTTCCGTAATACTCTATATACATTACTATCTCGCTTTCTTTATAGAATTATTTCTTATATTACTAGATCTAGGATTTGATCGTTTTTTATTTTTCTTTGTAGGATAAGTTTTTGGTGGTGTTGAACGCGTCTTCTTTGTAATTTCAGAAACTTTTTTATTTCTCTTAGCGTCAGAAGTCTTTTTACCTTTTTCTAATTTAGCAGTTTTAGGAATATCTCCTTTAAACGCCGCTTTAGTTGTGTTAATTATTGGCTCATACTTTCTTTTAAAATTATTTCTTCTTTTTTCTCTTAAATAATTATCTATAGTTTCCTGATCTTTTTTGTTATATTCAGCTCGTATTTGTTTTCTCTCATCTTTTAAATACTTAGCTTTTTCTTTTTCATTTAATCGTTTTATTTTTCCATTTTTAGAAGTTATAACATCGTCAATTTCTCTATTTTTTTTCAACTGATCCTTTTTCCATTGTTTATTAGCATCTCGTTCATTAAGCATTTTTCGAGTAGCCACACTGTCAGCATAATCATTTTTAATATTAGAAACTGCTTTTGATGCTTGATAATAAGCCTTGATTTCCTCAGGAGTATAAAAATATCTCCAACCAGAACCAGTTTTAATCTTTTTAATATACTTAAAATGAGATAATTCGTTATCGCCTAGGGATTTAATTCTCCCGTCTTCTCCGAAATATTCAATATTCATATTTTACCTCTCAAATAATTATTTGTATTTTCCAGTTTTAATATATTTTCTTATTTGATCATCACTTAATTTATTAATTTTTCCATTCGTAAGTAAATTTCTATGTCTTTTTATTTCATCGACAGATTCTACATTTTTAATATCTAAATTAGTAACTCGACCATAATTATCACGAGTTATTTGTACTCCGGATTTTTTATTTACTTTCTGTTCTTTTTTTATATCCTTGTTAGACTTATATTCATATCCTTGTGGTAGTTTATCTTTACTATCTAATGGGTCTTTAATATAAAATGGTTTTGCCAAATCATTTCTGCCTTGTTGTTTATTAATAGCATTAGCATATGAGATATTTCTTTGAGCGATAGCTAAATCAGTATAATATTTCCCCATTTTTATTGCATCGTACTCGTCTGATCTATCAAATCCTTTGTTATAGTATTTATCTAAAATCTTTGCCACACTTTTATTTGATTTATTTATATTTTTATTAACTATTTTATTTAAAGTTATTTCATTTACATCAGCATCTGATTTTCCTATATTTCTTATTTTACCTCTTTCTAAAGCCGCTTTATTAGCAAATTCAGAAACAAATTTTTCATCAGATTTAGATATTTTTTTATTATATTTTTCAAACTTTTTTAAAGTAGCGCTTGAACCAGATTTTGCAAATCTTCCAAGAGCATCGTGATTGTGATTATAATGTATTAAATAGTTACTCATTTTGATTTTATTCAAAAGCTTCCTTATTAGCCTTATACGCAACGTAAGCATCCATCATAGCTGCGACATTATCTATTTTTTGATCCCTACGTTTCTTCATTAACTTTCTATTTCCATTTGTATCTTCAAGAGTTATACAATTTCCCATTGCAAAACACATGAGTTCTTGATCAAATATAAGCATTCTTTCCTCGGAAAGTATCTTTAATTCGCCAAGAGGAACGGTTTCAGTCTTTGCTCCCTGTGGAACTTTAACTATTCCAAAAGGCCCATTTTCTGCTTCCCATCGTTCAACAAATTCTTTAGCATTATATGGGTCAAAACCAAAACACATAACTTCATATTCGTTATCTTGTATATACTGGTCTAAATCTTCGTAAACTTCCATCATATCTAGTACAGTTCCTTCTAATATAACAAGACTATTTTCTCGCATAAATTCTTCGTACTTCTGTCGCATAGCTCCTGGAAGTTTACTTAAAGTAAGTGATGTTATATAACTTCTTGTTTTAACACCAAAAGATCCATCTGGCAAAGGGAATAGAAATGTAAATGCGCAGAAGTCATCGCCTTGCGACATATCTCCGCCAAGAGCACAAGGCATCTTCCAAAATTCTTTCTTTCTATGTGGAAGTGTTTCTTCATAAGTAAAGAAATAGGTATACCCTTCCATGGGTATACCAAATCTCTTTGCTAATATATCATTACGTACAGCAGGTGCATTTTCTGCTCTTTCGACATCCAGCTGATATGTCTCATATGTGACTGTTTTTCCCAGATTCGGATTTGCCTTAACCCACATTTCTGGATCAGTAACCTCCTGTACGTCATCCAATCTGTAATACCAAATTGACACATGCGGATTGACGTATTCTCCTTTAAGAATGTCCATCAATTCCATTTTAATTGTGTCTCCGCTACCATTTCGAACTGTTCCTTCCGAACTCATAGCAACGATTAAATAATCATCAAGTTTTGAAGCTCCCTGTTCAATTGCGCCTATTACATCTTCTCTAATATCTCCAGAAAGCCATTCGTCAACTGTAGCTACCTTACATCTAAGACCCTGAAGTTTATTAATACTCATTGGTCTAATCTCTAGAAGAGATCCAGTTAAGAAATTTTCTATACCTTTTTTGGTTGACGCTAGTTTCTGTCGATTTGCTCTAGAGCCGGTCGTATTTTGTAATGACCCCTCTGTTAAAAACTTAAACAAAGGACCTCGTGCTCTAGTAATAGCAGTCCGTATTGGTGACAGAACTTCTTCTGATTGTTTCATTGTTGGAGCAGTAGTTATTTGATGAGTGGTTGATACATCTATATTAAGAAAATAACTTTGTATGCAGCTTCCATACATTGATTTAGCAGCACCTCTGGCGACAATCAAATATTGTTTATTAATTAAACGCTTTTTGATCATTTTTTTAATATATTGACCGCCGCTACCTTCTTCGTTAGGCTGCCATACATCTCTTTCGACAAAGTAATACCATCCGAATATTTGCTCAGCCCAAAGTTTAAATGTATCAAGAAGTTCTAAATCTCCGCCATCAGTAAGTGTCAATTCATTTTCGCAATATGCTATAAAACCATTAATAGCTTGGTCGTCATACCACACTCCTGGGTTAGCAATAAGATCATCAATCCTATTCATCTCCATAGAAATCTCTCTATTTACTGGGATTTCACCTTTTATTACAGCATCTCTAAATTTGCCGTAGTAATAGGGGGTTGCGGTATTTGATAGTGTCATTTTGTTTCACCATTTGTTAACCATACCACGTATATTTCTTACCTTTCGAATCATAGTAGTATGATTTATTTTTCTTATTTTTATATTTTTCGTCGCTATACATATTTACTGTTATATTATTTTTATGTTCTTTTTCCATAGCAGTCTTAATATACTCGTCATTCGCTATTCTTTTCTTAGCATTTTCATATTGCTGAGGTGTCATATTAGCTCTGTTTGCCCAAACATCTGCGGCGCTACCAGTCATAACAACTTTCTGCATTTTTAGAATTTTATTCTTGTCATTATTTTCACCAACCACAGGCCATTTTTCATCGCTTGTAGTATTATGTATTTTAGCTGCTAAATTATAAGCTTTTACTGCTTTATCAACAGCATCGGTAGCTTTACCAAGCTTAACTCCCGCATCACTCATTTTATCTACTAAAGATTTGGCTTCTTTTTTAGATGGATTATTGATGTCGGAGAGCTTTTTTTCTAAAACAGCACGAGTATTTTGCTCTTTTTGCAAACGAGTAATAGCACTTTCTAATTCTCTATTAGATAATCTATCTTTATTTTTCGTTATTTCTTTTGCAGACCCATGTTCTACTAATCTTTTTCTTTCCTTGTCGGATAGCTTAGTATTATTACTTTTGGATCCTTTTTTCTTTTTATTATTAGCTATTACTTCATTAGCTTTTCTAACTTTAACTTTTTCAGGCGAATCGCCAGATTTCTTCGCTATTCGCTTATTTGACTTTAATTTTCTAGTAGTAGCGCTTCCAACAGAACTCGCGGCCGCTCCAGTTGAACGAGCAAATCTTCCTAGCTTATCATGATTATGATTATAATGCATTAATTCATCATTCATTTTTATTTCTCCTAATCATCTTTCGGATCTACCGCGACATTAATCCGCCATTCTAATTCTTTAAGTTGTTCATTCATAGCCGACATAAGAGATGAATTCGTTGGTGGATCGAAATATGTTCTAGCCTTTAATGCAATATATGTTTTCACCGCTTCAAGATCCGTTGTCGGGTAAAATTCATCCCATGTTGTTGAGTCATCTTCTATAACAAACGGGCTTTCTGTAACGCCAAGTTGATATAAAGTAAAAAATGCAGAATTAATATGCATTATTAAATCAGCATCGAAAGCTTTATAAGATTCGGCTAATCCTATAATCTTTTTTACTGATTCTAATATGCTATCCATCATTTACCTCCATAAACAAGTATCACCTTTACTTCTAGTTATTGGTTCGTCATATAAAAGAGATTCATCGCCATAATGGATGGCATCGTGAGTTCTTTTTATAGTGCATATCAAATATTCAGGATCTAAAATCCAATCTAACTTATTATTAATATCGTTTATAGAAATTGGATTTAAATGATGGACAATAATCGGAACACCATTTGGTATTTCTCGATCTTCTATTCCTAAATCGCATCCATTGTCACGAACAATAACATAATTTCTTACATCTTTCCATTCTTTTAATCTGTAGAAATGCTGATTTAAATATCTATCGAACCCAAAAGTTTCTTCTCCAACTTTTGCATTTAATTTTAGATATCTATATCGCTCAATAAAAGACGGAATGGTTATAAGTTCTGAATAGGTTTTAATATTCATATTCATCATCACTTCCTTGACCACTATAAGTTTTCATGGCAGCCAAAGCATTAGCATACAGATCTTCAACACGTTTCTGAGACTCCAGACTCTCAACTTTCGCAACCAAAAGGTCGTTCTTTCTTTTTAATTCTTCAATTTCCAATTGATATTTACGAGAACCGGCCTTTAAAAAATGTGTTGTCTCTTGAGAAGTAGCTGTACCATTACGTAATCGCTTTTTTACAAGATCATATGCTAAACTAATACATTCATTTTCATTTTCTTCAGGAGTAGTAGCCGGTTTTCGCTTTACTTTTGTAGAGTTTTCTCCCATTAACTACCATCCTCTTCCATATTTTTATATACTTTTACTATAGTTTTACCCCAGTAATGAAGTGCAGAAACAAGGCTTTCAATTATCCGAAAGGAGCAATAGAAGAAATAATAGAAAGTACTGATATTACTCTGATATTTCTGCACTTTATTACTGAGGTAACCATAAAAATCTACCCCCGGAGAATTTTTAAAG